TTGACAGTAAATGAAATCAATAAGTTGTTTAGATCAATGGATAAAAGTATTTATACAGAATTTAGGGATTATGTTGCTTTACATGTCATGCTTGATTCTTTTGGACGTGTTGATGAGGTTTTAAGTGTTAAAAAATCAGATATTGACTTTGAACATAAATCTATAACATTCCAACGTACTAAGAATAGACGTGTCAGGACTATTCCATTAACTAGACAGTCCATAAAGTTAATTGAGGAATTAATTAATGAAACTGAGGACTTTGAAAGTGAATATTTATTCCTTAGCGTATTTGGAACAAGATTAACTCCTGGTACATTTAGAAAGCATTTAAGGGAAATTGTAGATCGTTCTGGAATTGATAAACGTATCCATCCTCATTTATTTAGGCATACAGCATCTAAGATGTTCCTTGAACAGAATGGGTCACTTAGAGTTTTGCAATCAATCCTTGACCATGCAGATAGTTCTACAACGGCTAGATATGCACATGTATTAGATGACACAATTAAAGTACAACATGGACAGTTTACACCAATCAACTTGTTGAAAAAGAAAGCCAAAACTAGAACGAAAAGAAGTAATAGTTCGAAATAGAAAATTATGAAAACCCTTGATACAACTATTTATGTTTCGCTTTTAAGGTATAGGAGAAAAATACGAGAAAGCGAGACGCTCTAGAACCGTTGGTATTAAAGGGTTGTTGCAAAAAATATTTTCCGCAACCCCGAAAACCCTTGATACATCTGGCTTTGAGCGTTTTTCATAACTCGACCCTAAAGGAAGAAAATGTCTAATCAAATAGATGATATTTATCTTAATAGGATAGTATGAAATAATGTTCGAAGACAAAGATTCTCAAACCAGTTGATGTATAAGGGTTACAGGCACCGTCGGTAAATAGTATATATGAAGAGGAGAATGTAGAAGATACAAAAATCTTACCATTTAGAAAAACGCCAAACCCGTTGATATGGCTGGGTTATAGGGGTCTTTAATTATTTTCTATATATGAAAAAAGAATGGCAAAGAAACAGTATGAACAAGGCGCGTTTGTAATACATGTGAAGTTATTCTTAAACATCAAACCCCTTGATACGACTGGGTTACAGCGATTTATGTTTCGTTTGAAGGTAATGAAGGAGAGAATGTAGAAGATACAAAAATCTTACCATTTAGAAAAACGCCAAACCACTTGATGTGACTGGCATACAGCGTTTCTCAATTATTTTCTATATATGAAGTGAACGAAAATAAAATTACGATTATTATGCACAATTACTCTAAACCCGTGTGTTTCAAGGGGTTTGGGTGTTTTATTTGAAATGTCGTTAAGCATCTTTAAAGGAAAGTATCTAATCCTAAGCAAAGACAAGTAAGGTGTGATAACTGTCAAAGTGAACACAGGAAAAAACAGGATAGAATTAGGAAGCAAGGTAGAAATTCCGCTTGAGTTGCACACTGGATTTTCCCAAAATGATACAAACGTTGATATACCAATGTTTAAAGGGGTTTTTGGATTTGGAGATAATCGTCTATTAGGGAAGGCGTGGCTGACGTGTATATTTAGAAAATTGAAAGATTACTAGAGAGAATAAGTATGTCTAAACTAACGTTTCATTTGTTATATATGAAAGAAGATGCTAGATATTTAGGGCTTATTTATCACAATAGGTATAAAAAGTTCACGAAAAAATAAATGAATAGTCATGAAACCCTTGATACCATTGGGTTTGATGGATTTCCATATTATCCAATAATGGAAAGAAAGAGTAAAAGAAGACAAAGGATATAAAATGTCCAAGTTTAGAAATCGCTACAAACCCTGATACATAAGGTTTTTATAAAAAAATAATTTTCACAACTCTCAAATCCCTTGATATGACTGGGGTTGAACGTTTTCCATAACTCGACCATATAGGAAGAAAATGTCTAATCAAATAGATGATATTTATCTTAATAGAGAGAGTGGTAATAATTCGCTTTAGATATTCAAAAAAATTGAATATTTAAAGGGGCTTGTTACCCCACAATGGTGAATCGTATTTCATTATTGTCCCTCCCAATAATTACCTTAGTCGAGATTTGCGTCTTGACTTCTACTTTTTGATTGAGTAGTCATTAATTTGGCTACTCTTTTTCTTTTTTTTACTCATATTTATTACTCATATATATTACTTTAATTTAAGGAGGTGGATAGACGTGGATTTAGCACAAATACCAATAGATGTATGGTTGTCGCAAGGTGCATTTGCAATCTTATTTGTTTGGCTTTTAATTGATAGTCGTAAGGATTCTAAGCAGCGAGAAGAAAGATTAATGCAGCACATAGAAAAAACTACTGACACACTTGATGTACTTAGTAACAGAATGGAAAACGTAAATACAAAAGTTGATAAAATCGACACAAGATTAACAGAGTTTGAAAAGAAAGGGGTTTAATTAAATGGCAGAAGTAACAGCAAAAACGTATACAAAATTACAATTAGCAATTCAGAATGATGTTAGTTTGATTGAAATAAGAGATGATCTTGGTGCTAGTTTAGAAAGAATTTCATTACCAGATGATAGAATAAGTTGGATTCACCCTACACGACAAGAGGATATGTCTCGTGACCAGATGGGTACTTGGATTCAAGAAACTGTACCTGATGGTTCAACATTACAATTACAAGTTGTTTTATCTGGAACAGACCCTATGTTTGCTACATTACCTAAAACATTTGGTGGAATTGGATTAGAAGATGAATATGGTTTTATTATAAGTGAAGAAACATTTACAACATTCACTATGACACAGGCAGAAGATAAATTAACAATCGTACATAATATTGAAGTTCCACAGGTGACTGTTTAAGGGGGCTGATGTTCTATGCTAGGTGCAGGAACGCAGACAGACCCTTATTTAATTCAAACGGAATCGGATTTAAGGGAATTATCTAGTAATACAAGTTATTGGGATGGATATGTAGAGTTAGCAAACGATATAGAAATGAGTTCTACACCATTTCCACCTATTTCACAAGCGTCACCATACTTCACAGGTGTATTTAATGGTAATGGTTATAAGGTTATCAATCTACATATTGATGGAACTGGATTGAGTAGGTCAGGATTATTCGCTTTGACTGGTATTGATAGTACAGTTAGGAATGTTGGGATAGAAAATCCTAATATTATAAATGCACCCAGTCAATCAGGTGCTTTATTAGGAAGGTCTAACTCATTTATATCAAACTGTTATGTTTTAGGTGGTTCGATTACGTCATCTAATGGTGCTTATATTGGCGGTCTAGTAGGTTATAACGCAAATAACTCTATTGAAAATTGCTATTCAACTGCTCTTGTACAGTCAGATGGTCTTTATGTTGGTGGATTAACAGGGATTGAAAGTGCAACAACGACAAGTTCCTATTGGGATACTGAAACAAGTGGTCAAACAACAAGTGGAAGTGGTGCAGGTTTAACAACAGCAGAAATGAAAACTCAATCATCTTATGTTGGTTGGGATTTTACAACTGTTTGGGGAATGAATGGTGATTATCCATATTTACAAGCGTTTGGTGTTCCGACAGTACCATCTAAGCAAGAATCAAGGGAAGTATCATCATACGCTAATCCAATTCAATCTAATGTAAATATTGAAATACAATTACCACCACAAACTTTAACAATAGAAGTAAATTCACACGTCAAGCCAATACATAGCCACACAGAACGTCATATAGCGTCTTTTAGAAGTGTTGAGGGTTATTCTTCACGGATTGTTTCAAGCGTCTCTACAAGCGTCATATCGCCTAATAATAATATGATTGAAGTTACAAGTCATATTAATCCAATTATTTCTAATGTGAGTGTAACTGTATATCGACAACCATTAGAAGTTATAAGAAATGTGTTCAGTCATATTCGTTCCATACAAGCCCATACAGACACTATTACACATTTAGACACCTTACCTATGGTTGCTTACATTACAATCGTTGAGAATCCTTCAAATTCGTATACGTCTACGAATCCATCAAATTCTACACACGTAGAAAATCCTTCGTATGTGGAGGTGATTGAATGATCTATTCAGGAGATACAGTTAGGTTAAAGGTTAATTTTCAAGCATTTGATAATCAGGCGGTTAACCCAGTTAACGTTACCTTGACTATTTATGATACAACTGAAACACAAATTGAACAGTTTATTTTAGATGACACGAACAAGGAAGATGTTGGTGTCTATTTTTATGACTATGTTACCCCCAATGACAAACAAGAAGTGGTTTTCGAGTTTAGAGGGGTTTATAACAATAAACCAACAGTAGTAAGAGATTCACTACAAATCAAATTTATCTAATCTAAAGGAGAGATTTATTAATGTCAGAAACAAACTTTACACAGGAACAAGTAGATGAAGCAATTCAGAACGCTAAGAATGAGTGGGTGTCACAAGAATTAAATCCAATCGTTACTGAACGTGATGGTTTACTTAAGTATAAGCCAAAAGAATTATCAGATGATGAAAAAGCATTTAAGCAACAACAACAAGATTTCTTCACACAAAAAGTTGACTTCCAACTTGAAAAGAATGGCTTAACACCATTTAAAGATGTAATCAAAGTTGAGAATGAAGAAGAATTAACAACTATTGTTGAAGCATTAACTCAAATTACTAAGAAGATCAAATTGGATTCAGGTTATATTCCTGATAATCATTTGGAAGAAAATGAGTATGACAAGTTTTCTAAAGAAGGAAACGTATCAGGCATGATTGGAAGTAAGTTAAGTCAGTTATTCAAATAATTCGTGGCTATTAGTCACTTATTACATATAAAAAACAAACAATATTGGGTAGTGACCGACCACTAGAGGAGAATATATAAATGTTTAGATCTACAAATTATACTAACGCCGAACAAATTTCACTAGCACAAGAAATCGCTAAGATTGGTGTTCAAGCAACGCCTTTTACATCTTTACTAATGGCTAAACAAGTAGAAAAAGCAACTTCTACTATCTACACTTTCAGAGAGAAAACTCTTTCTCATGATGAAGATATTTCCGCAGCAGAGGGTTCTGAAACAACTAACTTTACTGAAACAGCAAGACGTGAACTAAACAATGTACTTCAAATATTTAAAAAGGGTGCAAGCATTTCCGGTTCTGCACAAGCAATGAACGCTGGTCAATTGTCGGCTGAAGTTGAAGATCGTTTGCTTGAACTTAAAATCAATATGGAAAAAGCATTAATCAACTCAATCAAAGATGACGGTTCTGTATCTGGTATCCGTAAAATGGCAGGTTTGATTGCTAGTGCTGACGCTACTAACGCTGTATCTGCAACTGGTACTGTAACAGAAGAAACGATTAAAGAGGTTGCACGTAACCTTTGGAATCAAGACCTTGCAGAAGGTAACTTATACGCATTAGTAAACGCTGACGTTAAAGAACAAATTGACGCTATCTACAAAGACCGTTACAACTACAATCACGTTACAACTAACTTTGGTGTACTAGCAGACAGTGTAAACACTAATTTTGGTCAAGTTAATTTTATCCTTAGCAAACATACACCTGTTGATAAAATGGTTGTATTCAATGATGGCTATGTAGACCTTGCATATCTTCGTGAGCCACACTTTGAGCCACTTGCTAAAACTGGTGACAGTGTTAAGGGTCAAGTTATCGCTGAATCTACATTGAAAGTTGCTTCACCTAAAGGTGTAGGTGTCGTTACAGTAGCAACACAAGCATAATACATATCATTAAGAGGGTACTTGCCATTTGGCTTGTATCCTCTTTTTAATCTAATCAAATTAGGAGACATAAAGGAGAATGAATAAAAAAGAAATTTATCTAATTTTAAGAAGGCGTAAAAACATTAGTCAAATTGAATTATCAAAGGAATTAAATTGTAGTCAAAGTTTAATTAGTCGCTATGAGAAAAATGAATGTGAAATGTCAGAGTACAAGATTAAGAAATATAAACAATACATAGACCAAAAATAATCTAAAACATAGTCAGAAAGTAGAGGTGAAGGCGTGAAAGAAGTAAGAAATTCGTCTTAACCACTCCTTTTATTCAAGTGTGACCGTTTAAGGTAGACAAAAATTCACTTTAAACATAAAGGGTCATGGAATAAAAGGAGCAAGTTAAGCGTCAAACGTAGCACATAAAAGGTAGTGGGAGAGTTTCTCTTTCACAAATATATTATGAACGAACAATTAAAAAGTAAATTCCCAGAATGGTGTTCCGGAAGTGAACATTATGCAACAGTATTAACAAATGATATTGATTCCCTGTTAGGTTGTGCAATCGAGAAAAGAGTTAAAGGTAATAAAATTAATTATTTTTATGACTTTAATGCTATCTATGTTGCGGACAAAAATGACCCTTTGGAGAAGTTAGGAATTGATCTTGCGTGGACAGTTGGTAAAGTATTTGATAATCATGTGACACGTCTAAATAAGAACAATACAATCAATCCAGAATCGGCTAACTTAAACTCAATTTTAGACGTGTCGGGTGATAATTATTTTAAGAAATATGCTATGTCAACAGCAATCCTTATGTGGTCTTATTATGATTTGCCATTACCATCAACCAAACTAGGTAAAATGTTATTATTGAGCGTGGATTCAGGATTTCTAGGTCATTATGATTACCGTTTTAAAAATACCCATAACAAGTATCTTAGAATGTTAGGGTTTGAAGAACTAATTGATTTACTCAACGACACGTCTAAGGAAGAATTTAGAGAAGTCCAAAGTAAATTTATGCTGCACAAAAATATTGAGTTAGATAAAAGTGGTCATTTACAGACAGAATTACCATTATCCCTGTTGTCAGGGGCACTTGAGACGGAATTAGAATTACCTTCATGCACATTCACCTTACAAACGCAATATATAAGCAAGGGTAGACAGGTACAAGGTGATGAAATCGGTAATCTAAGTAAGAATGTGGTTAGTTTTGCATTGACTAACAGAAATTATTATAAATTTACAATAAGTTAAAAGGAGATTTTATCATGATAGTCAAAAATGAAGATTTATTTTATTGTTACAGTCGGAAACTAAGTGATTTTATCTATCATGAATCACATGGGAAAATTACACCTTTGACAATTGCAATCAATCCTAAGAGTGGTCGCACTTTTTCTTTATATAGCAAGTCACCATCTTTACAGGCAGTATTGGATAAGTACAAAGAAGAAAATGGTGGAAAATAGGGTATCAAAAAAAGGTTGATTTTGACCCTAAATTGATATACAATAGAATAGGGTGTCAAAAAAGGACTAAAAATGACCCAAATTTGATACTCTGGGGTATCAAAAAAGGTTCAAAAATGGACTTATTTTGATACGTTTACAATATATACTATTAATACAATATATACTATGTGTAATATTTGTTTCGTTTACACTTTTTAAGTTCAAAAGATAAAGTTCAAAACCATCTTCCACATAAATAAAATTGGTTGTGGTTAGTGTAAAATATTAATTTAAAAGGAGATAATCAGGTAATGGGAAATGGTATTTTAATTTACAATGTGTTTGTTGAAGAAAATGAGGATAATAAGTATAGGTTAAATGTTGAAGAAATGTATTTGTGGTCAGTGTTAAGAAGGTTGATGAATTATAATCAGGAAACAATTACAAGTATCAAGTTTATTGATGAATATACACGTAAATATCTTAATACATACTTCTACAAAAAGGTGTCACCTTCACGTAAACAAATTAAAAATTGTTTGTTATCGTTAGTGGAAAAAGGTGTGATTCACAGTGATTGTGAACCAGAAAAGGATAGTGAAGTGTTTAAGATAACATTTGCAAAACTTAATGGTGGGCATGAGTTTATTCCTTTTTCTACATTCGATAGCATGAACAATACAGCATTTATCTATATTCATTTTGCCATATTGAAATGGAAAGGTACAAAAGAAGGCACATTTAATTGTTCCAATGATCGTTGGACTACTATTCTTGGTGTTGATAGTGAGAATACAGCAAAGAAATATCTGAAACAGTGTGAAGAAGAAGGTTTCTTATATCGTGTTATGGGTGATTATACAAGCGATAAAGCACGTTTTGGTCAAAGTAAGCAAGATATGTATAAGTATAAGACAACACCATTTACAGAAGAAGAAAAGTCCAATATGCAACGTGTGAAGGAAAGAAAAAATAATCCCACACCTGATATTGAGAGTATCGGCAACAGTGACTATCTATTTGACACAGGTAATTGGACAGTAAGGGGTAAGGTAGAATTAACAGTTGATGATTACGTTATCTATCTGGAACATAAAAGGAAAACTGATCCATTGTCCAAAGATTTCGTTGCAGATTGTGATAATAAACGTAAATTTATTATGTCTAAGAATGAAAAGTTTGAACACGTTGATGAAAAGTTGAAGAAACAAGCAGAAGATGAAATTGATGAACGTAAAAGGCAACAAAAAGAGGAAATGGCAGAACAACGTAAACAAGCGAAAATGGATAAAGTTAAAGATGGTCAGATTATTGTTAAAAGGTTGAAATCAGGTGCAACAGACCCATTTGATGATGAAGATGTATATTTAGATGATTTCAACAAAGTAAAGACAGATGATACTATTTATTTTGTAGATTTTAAAGGTGATTTAGACACTATGACAATCGAACAATTGATAACTGGTTGGACAACTGATTTATACCTTGACTATTATAATTATTCTGATGATGTCCAAGAGGAATTGCTACATAAAGCAAAAGAAATAATTTATACACATGGCTATTTTGATGTTGACACCGTTAAAGAAGAATTAAAAAGTGTTCGTAAAGAAATTGCAAATTCCCATAATAGGGATAGGTCATATGATGAAGAACATGAGGGTGACTTGATACATGAAGATCAAGATACACCACCTATCAATTTAAGTTTACGGAAACGTATCAGAACATATCAACCACCAATTAAAATACAATTATAGTCCTAACAAAAGTTAGGGCTTTTTTTATTGTCAAAAACTAATCGAAATAGGAGAGATAATCAATGGAAAATCAAAAAAGTTTTGAAGAAAAAGTAGCAAAAATAGAGGAAGATTTAGTCCAAATATTAAGCAATACAATTGTTTCTAATTATAGGTTGGAGAAAATGGATAAAAAATTAGATGAAATGAATCAATTAGTCACTGAAACAAGAGCAATTGCAAGGGGTGAAGTGTAATGACCTTAGATGAAGCATTAAAGCAAATCAACCCTAAAAAAGAACAATATTTCCGTTGGAAGTTTGACCTTTACTATGACAAGCGTAATCCAAAGAAAACAGAGCAACAGTTGATGGATTATACAGAAGTTAAAACAATGAATAGTTTTATTAGTTGGGAGAAAACACCTGAATATAAAGCATTGTTGCAACTTTATTTAGATTACAAAGCCACACAGGACTTTGAAGAAATATATAATCTTGTTTCCGAACGTGCAAAGGAAAAAGGTGAGGATAAGGACGTAAAACTATTCTTACAGTTGAAAAAGGAAATCAAGGAAAATAACAAGATTGTCAAGCAAATATTTAATAACAGTGATGATGTTGCTGAAGATGATGGGTTGGAATTGGAATAGAAATGGGGTGATTAGATGGTTGCATTAACAACTAAACAGAAACTAAAAAAGATAACTGATTCATTTGAGTTGTTTTCTAAGAATTTTATCAAGATAGTAAACACGCAGAATGAAACAGTACCAATGAAATTAAACCTTGCACAGCAAGAATTGACAGAGTTGATGAATAATAACCGTTACACCATCATCAATAAAGCACGTAGGGCAGGTATATCAACGCTTATGCTTGCCAAAGCAATCTATGAAGCAACTACAAAGGAAAACCAATCTATATTGATCGTGTCATATGAGGGTGATAGTGCTAAAGGTTTATTTAACACATTAAAATTCATGAATGATAACCTTCCCAGAGATAAGTACCCTGATTTATTCAGTAAAACAAGACGTGATAATAAAAATGAATTGCTATTTTGGAATGGCAGCCGAATCATTTCTACCGTTGCAGGATACAAGGATATTGGGCGTGGTTTAAGTATTACATGGGCACATCTAAGTGAGTTTGCGTTCTGGAATGGTAGTCAAGAAGAACAATTATTGTCCATTGAACAGGCACTTGTTGATAAGGGTAGAATCTCAATTGAAACAACGTCAAATGGTATCAGTAACTACTATTACACATTGTACCAGAAGGCAAAACGAGGTAATTCAAAGTATAAGCATTATTTTGTTCCTTGGTTTCACCCATTTTATCGTGAAAGTAAGAAGGGCGAGTATGATGAAGCCGAACAATGGTACAAGGCAAAGTATGGTAAGCGTATGGCTAAGAAGGATTTAGAAGGTGACGAGATCCGTTTACATGAACAGGGTGCAGATTTAAGGCAGTTAATGTGGAGAGATTACAAGTTACAAGATATGAAGATTGAAGAATTTTATCAAGAATATCCATCAAATGATATGGAATCCTTCATTAGTACCAATAAATCAGTATTTGACCAAAACAAAGTGTTAGAGCGTATTAATTACGTTATGCCTGATATTCCATTAAAAGAATTAGATGATGTTCCTGATAGTTTACAGAAATACATAGGTAAAGAATTAAAAATATTCCATAAATACAATCCTAAGACAAAATATTATTATGCAGGAATTGATGTTGCACATGGTAGTGGTAATGGGGATAGTTCCACTTGTACCATCATTGACGAGGAAGGAATAGAAGTTGCTTCACTAGGTACAAATAAATTGCCAGTTTACAAGTTTACTGATGTTGTCTATGACTTGTTGATGTGGTATGCAGAGCCGTTTACAGCAATTGAGCGTAATAACGTGGGTATCGTCCTATTAGAGAAGATGAAAGACGAGAAATTTTATATGAATCTGTATAAAGAAAAACTATTCGATCATAAGGGTTCACGTAAGAGCCAACTAGGATTTACGACAAGCCAATCCAGTAAGCCAATATTATTGGAGAAGTTTAAGGAATCGTTTGAATTAGGACGTATTTTAATCAATGACGTTGAAACGCTTGAACAGATGCAAATTTATCAAAATGTAAGTGGAAAGATGGGTAATAAGCAAGGTGAAGGCAACCATGACGATAAGGTTATCAGTTCTGCCTTAGCCAACTTAGCCAAAGACAGCAATAAGTGGTACATATAATAATTTGAAAGGAATGAGGAAATGGAATTACAAGAGTATATCGGTAATCGTTATGATGGACAGTTTAAGAAATTTATCTTAGATGAAGTAAATAATGTTTCGCAGCAGTCACATATTCGTGAGATTACAAGTATTAAAGAGTATCTTGGTAAAAATCAACATAAGGTGAATACAAGACCAAATGAAACGTTTAATGGTAAAGAGGTAGAAGTAGAAAGGGTTACTTTAAACTATGCTAAGACCATTATTCATTTTGGTGTCAACTTCCTATTAGGTAAGAATCCTGTACAGTTATCAGGTAAAGAGAATGTTGTAAAAGAATTGAATCGTACATATAAGAAGGGTAAATACCACAAGATTGACTATAAAATACTTAATGATTTAATCCGTTATGGTGAAACATTTGAATATGTTTATGTGAAAGATGGGAAGATATTTAGTCAGATTATAGACCCTTCTGAAGCGTTCCCGGTATATGACCCAGAAACGAATGAGATGCTTGCCTTTATACAGTATTATCATAGCGACTATACGGACTTCTATGTCGTGTTTACAGAGGACATTGTATATAAGTATAACAATAGTCAGGGTGAGGATATACAGTTAGTTAATCAACGTCCTAACAATACAGGTTTACCAATCCATTATAAGACAGAGAATGAGAGTGACAGCACACGAGGATACAGTGAGTTGAATGATTATATTGAGATCATTGATAGTATGGAGCACCTGTTAAGTAAGGCAGTAGATGGATACTACCGACACATCATGGGTACACCTGTCATCATTGGACAGAACCTAACTAATGCAGATATACCTAAGCATGGCAATGGTATTGGACTTAGATTAGATGATGACGGTGACTTTAAGTATGTGACCAATCCATTTAGTCATCAAGCATTTAAAGAGTTGTATGGTACATTAAAGAATGCATTGGGTGATATATCAAGTATGCCTAACGTGTTATTGAATGGTGGAAGTACAATCAGTAATGTTGGTGATGTAGCAATAGAGAGTATCTTCTACTTATCATTGATTAAAGCAAACTTAAACAGTAAGTATTTACAAGATGGCTTTGAGGTTAGATTAGACAAGATTAGAAGTGTGTTGGATATGCAAGGTATCGTGTTTGATGATGATGATTATGAAGCGACACAGTTTGTATTCAGTCCAAATATGCCGAAAGATGATAAGCAATTAGTTGAGATCATTGATAAGTTGAAGGGTATTGGTGCAATTAGTACGGAAACTATACTGGATAACGTGTCATTTATTGATAAGGTAAGTGAGATGGAACGATTGGCTAATGAAGGTGTAAATGGAGAGGTAAATGAGGATTAATGCCAGTCACATTATGATGGTTCTGTTATAGCCGATTTGGTGGGAATCAGGATTAGGGAAAAGTGTTGATTTAGTGGGGATAGATGAATAGAATAAAATATGTTGAAATTTTTTCGCCTGTTACGTTAACACTTTAGCGTACTAAAGTATTACACAGGAATCACACAAGAGCCAGTGATGTTTCGGGAGTTCTGTTATACACTTTTTAGGGGAACAACTGTACTATTTTATACCAATGTCTACATAATGATAATTATACGACACATATTTCTAGTTAAAATCAAACTTTTATACAGTATTTTATGCATTAATTAAAGTGGTTACTAATAGTAAATATAGGTTGTATCAATACTACGATACTATGCATACTGACATTGCCTAATCCCTACTATTAGTAATCTACTTATTTAAAGTACAAACTGTGCTGGGCATGGGATACAAGCGTAATGTGAATATTCTGGAGAATACATAATAAAGATTATAGGAAGCAAATTCAACTTTGACTGTATACTCTATGCAATCTATATTTACAACCATTTCACCCCCCTATGCCTTGCCTGCCCCCTAGCATATCAAATTGTGCTCGCCCAGAAAAAATATAGGATATCCATTATATTATATCAACTTTATTAATAATAAAAATAATTGGGTAATACGGATGGCTTAATAGAAATTTATGGTAAAATGGTAACGGCACCTTAGATGATTCAAAAATAATAATCTAATAGGGGTGTTATAATATCATGCTATTTATATTACTAATTGGTATTCCTGCGGTAATAATTTTTGGTATTTACTATGTATTTAAAAAAGATGCTGAAAAGAAGAATTTGAAAACTAATTGGTTCGCTATAATACTGTCCTCTTTACCTATTGTTATTTTCTTTGTATTCTTTTTAGCAATCTATCTACATGGAATGAGCGATAATTTTAGGATTTATGATAATAATCCATCTATAACAGACGATGATTGGTTGAAAGATAATTATGGTGGTACGGATTTTTATCCATAATTAAAGAATGGCGAATAACATTTACAGAAGAAGAGTATCAAGAAATTAAAAAGAAAATAGATGCAATTCATGAATCACTAAAATAAGTGATTCTTTTTTATTGCCATAAAGAGGAGTGATTAAATGAACAATATACAACGTCTTGAAATGGAAACAAAAGGTATCACATTAGATCAATCTGAATTGGTTGTCTACTTAGAAGAAAATGACTTGTCTCCACATCAAGAATACAATGCTCAATCACATACAAATAAGCGTAATATTTATAAATCTGCATTATCTGTATTGGAATCAATTGCTAACTCACCATCTACACTTAAAAATATTAAGCATGAGGATATGACTGTATCAGATTTTGCTACTAATATTCAAAACAGGATTAACCAATTAGAATATAAAATACGCAAATTAAAAACAGATGAACAAGCATCACTTAACTCAAATACATTTATGTTGTTTGATAAATAAGGTGTTAAATTTAACATGATTTTTTAGTCATTCCTTATTTCCTGACAATTCCCCTTATTTCCTGTAGAAAGATTGATGTAGCACCTTCTTTCCTATTTTCCCTTTTTCTCAAATGGCTAAAATACCCCTAAAAATGGCTAATTTACTATATGTCGATCATGGGAAAATAGGGTGCTATGGCTATCAGAAAAAGGGGGTGATTTTAACACTTTTTTATTTTTAACAGAAAGGAGAAATGCAAATGTTCACAGAAGATTTTAACCAATTGATTCAGGAGTTTGGTGTACCAATAAGATTAAATATAGAAACTGTAACAAGAAAGGCAATTTTAACCAATTCAAAGGTATCTGATTCACTTCCAAATTTTGATGATAAGAGTATCCACACTAATTTTAAAATTAAACGTGGAGATGTGATTGCTTACGAAGGCGTAAAGTACCTTATTATAACTGATATTCAAAGCAAACGTTCTTATGAGTATAAGGCAACTATTCGTCCAATGACTAATACATTTACTTATACGTATTATTCTGACGGATACTATGAAGAAGTTGATAGACATGGCAGCCCGATATGGATTATTGAACCCGGAGAGTTGACAGAAGAATTGCCATGTGTAGCATTCCAAGAAGGTAGTCCAACATTGACAAGTGGTCAAATCGTCATGCCAGAAACACGTATCAAGATTATCATGCCTGATAATGAAGTTACAGCATTGATTGCTATGACAAGTGAACATTCTATTATCAATCATAATTATCGTGTAGTTGATATTAATTTGCTTCAATCAGGATTACGGATATTTACCATGGAATGGGTAGCACAATCTGCCTAAAAACATATGACAAAACCCTTGAATAACCAAGACAAGTTTGCTATATTAGAATTAATTACATAGAAAAAAGTCAGTTATATTAAGGGTTTGAGCGTATCCGCACTCACCGGTTAAAGTAATTATTATACCTACTAATGAAGAAGTAATGATTGCAAGGGATACGGTACGTTTAAGCAAATAATGAAAAAAGAAGGTCCTTGCCGCATATGCGAGCAAGGCCTTTTTTAAATATGAGGAGAAAAAGAAGGGGTTCACTGTCTGCTGCAACAAAAGACACAGCCGATTTGATGCTGGAGGCTAGATGGAGCATGAATTATGAATGGAAGCTGATCCATCAGCGCCATGGAACAGCCACAGCACTGCAGGTTTTCCTGCAGCGCTGATCTTACCATTAACGGACGACCAGAACATCACAGGATGCATACCTTATAATGTTTTCGGAGATACTGCCAATAAGGAAACGTTCTACTGCATTCATTCCAGTAGCACCGCAAATAATCAGATCTGATTGGAAGTTATCAGCAATATCTTTAGCGATTTTAACTTTAGGGGAACCATATTCTACACATCTTACCAAATTATTTAATCCGGCAGCTTTTGCATTATCCACATAAGAATCAAGTAATTCTGCCGCATATTCCTCCGATCTTTCGGAAAGTGTACGATCATATGCCTCGGCAGTGGCAAATGTGCGAGAATCAATCACGTGCGCAAGAATCAGACGGGCTTGGTTTCGCTTAGCGATATCCAAGGATTTTTGAAAAGCCTTTTCAGCAGCCTCTGAACCATCTACTGCAACAAGAATGTTTTTATATTCCAT